TTTTCATATACCCGCCATCTACCATACCAGCATATAGATCAAGGGTACGAATAATAATATCTGCAAACTCATCAGATAGCTTGTCTGGATCCATATCTTTGCGTACAACCTCAAGAGCTTCTACAACTTCAGATACAATCATCATCATTTGCTTTGCAACAAATATTTCATCTGCTGGTCTATCCCAAAAACCCTTTTCTACTGCATTTTTATGTATTTTTTCTGCTAACTCATCAAACATTAACTACATCCTCCATTATTACTGTTCCATCTTTTGTTTTACCAAATTCAAATTTATATACATTTCCTGCCTGTACATTCATGTAAGCTTTAGGAAATGCTGTTGGAAATACTGTTACTGCGTGAAGCTCTCTACCAGAATCTGCAAGAGTAAGAGAGGCCATCTTCTTTCCAGCCTTAGTTATTCTTGGTTTAAAAGATACTACAAACATTTCATCATCTTTATATGGCAACATCTTATAATTTAAGAACTTTATTAAGGCATCGGATGAATTAGATATTTCATCAACAGGTACTGCAGAAACAACCCTATTATCGTTTGCAAGGATAATATAAGTACGACCAGCCTCAATAGTCGTATTCTCTTCATCAAATATACCCACGCTTCCTGTTTTATCCAACAACTCTATTCTAGACCAACCTTTTGCTCTCTTAATTGATTTTACCATACCCATCAAAATAAAAGCACCTTTTTCTTCATACTCTTCAATGTCATTTATATATGCATAATAGTGTTGTGGTATTGGCATATTAAACTCTGGAAGATTAAGATACTCATAAAGATTTTCTCTTACTTTATTTTGATCTGATGGATTATCTGAAAATGTAAGTGCGCCAATAGCATTCATTGCCTGAAGTGCACGACTATTGACTCCATTACCTTTTGTAAAAGTAAACTCTTCTACATCTTTGTATGAGCCAAATGGACGAGCAGCAATATACCTGTCAGCAATAGTATCAGAGATAAACTTAATGGCAGAAAGACCGAATCTAATGCCCTTACCCTCAATTTTAAAATCTTTATCCGAATCATTAATGTGAGGTAGCTTAATTGGAATTCCCATTCTTTTAGCTTCAATTAGATACTCCGTCCTTGTGTCTTTGTCTTTTTCGTTCTTTAAAAGTGAGTACATAAATTCTATAGGATAATGATACTTTAGCCACGCCGTCCAATAAGAGAGCGTAGAGTAAGCAACCGCATGAGACTTGTTGAACGAGTATCCCGCATGTGCCTCAAAATCATGCCAAAGATCCAAAGCGGCGTTAGGAGAAATATAAGCAGAAGCGCCCTTAACAAACTTATCTTGGAATGCATTAAATTCTCTTGCATCTTTTTTCTTACCAATAATCTTTCTTACTTTGTCTGCTTCTGCCATAGTCATACCACCAAGCTCTACGCAGGCCTGCATGACTTGCTCCTGATATAGGATACATCCATATGTTTCTTCTGTAAACGGTTTCATAATTTGATGCATGTAATCAATATTTTGCCTACCGTGTTTACGAGCAATATAATCTTTTCCAATAGTATTCATAGCACCTGGACGAACAAGAGCATTGGAAGCAGCTAGTTCTGCAAGATTTTTTACACCCATTTTTACCAATAGATTTGTATAAGGCGTTGCTTCGCACTGAAATACGCCTTTGGTATATCCATCAGACAGCATTTGATAAACATTCTTATCGTCCATATCAATATAAAGAAGATCAATTTTTTTATCATGTCTTTGCTCAATAATATCTATAGTATCTTTAAGAACACTAAGAGTTTTTAGACCAAGAGCATCAATCTTAATAAGTCCAATTCTTTCAGCCTCTTCCATATCTACCGCAACAACAGGAATGCGCTCATCAGCGCCAGTAACATTTCTTGTCTCAAGTGGAGCATATTTAAATATAGGCTCTTTACTAGTTACAACACCTGCAGCATGAATTCCAGTTCCACGAATACGACCACGTAACTGATCACCATATGTCACTACCTCTGGATATTTTTCACGAAACCACGCTGAGTTTTTAGATGTACAAAACTCATCCCAAGTATCAACTGTTTTTAAAACCTTGTTAACATCTGGCAAAGGGATATTAAGTGCTCTAGATACATCACGCACCACACCTTTATCTTTAAATTCTAAAAATGTTGCAATAGATGCTACATGTCGGTATTGTCTAACAAGATAATCTTTGACCTCATCACGACGAGAATCTTGTATATCTGTATCAATATCTGGAAAGTCATTACGTTCTGGATTAATAAATCGGAAGAATAGAAGTCCATGCTCAATTGGATCAATCTCAGTAATTCCAAGAAGGTAACAAAGCAAAGATCCAGCCGATGATCCACGACCTGGACCAACCATAATTCCTTCTTTCTTAGCCCAATTAATCATGTTACGAACTACAAGAAAGTATGGTGCAAACTTTTTTTCTCTGATAATGTCAAGTTCTTCATAAAGTCTTTGCTCATATATATCATTACCAAGCCAGTTACTATTTAATCTTTTTTCTTCTAATGAAGCAAATGCAAGATTAGCAAGCTCTTGATCAGGATTTTTATACTGAACTGGCAAGAGCGTAAGCCCAGATCTGATATCATACTCTTCTACTTTATTACAAATATCAATAGTAGATTGAAACATTTCTTCATTTTCAATACCCTGATTTTTCATACACTGCTTCATCTCCTCGTAGGAAAGCAGGTGAATATCAAAAGATCTAAAAGACATTTGACGGTCTGCTCCATATAAATAATCCAAGCGCTCCATCATATCTTTATGCTTTTTGGATTTATCATATGTTACATCTTTTTGTAATTTGGCATGAGTATTAAGAATAAGCATGAGTTCTTGAATTTCTTTTTGACTGGTATCAGAGTGATGGCAGTCTGGTGTAACAACTATTTTTACATTCATTGACTTTGCTAAGTTTATGAGGCCCTTATTCACGTATTCTGGGTTATGTGGCATTACTTCAATATAATAATCATCGCCAAATGTATTTTTAAACCAAGATATATGCTTTTTAGCAATTGCTAATTCATCTAACTCTACCGCCTTAGCTATCCAACCACTAAGGCAGGCAGAAGTTACAATAATTCCTTCTTTATACTTTTCTAATATTTCAAAGTCAAATCTTGGCTTACTGAAAAATCCTTCAGTCCAAGCAATCTCATTAATCTTATTTAGGTTCTCTAGACCTTGTTGGTTCTTGGCTAGAAGAACTATATGGTGATAGTTTTGATCTAATGGATCAGTTCTATCTGCTTTCGCCCTGTTATCAAAGCGATTAGTTGTCATATAGCCTTCTACGCCAAGAATAGGTTTGATACCTGCTTCTTTTGCAAGACGATACATTTCACGGTGTCCAGAAAGAGTGCCATGATCTGTAATTGCAATTGCTGGCATACCCAGTTCAACTGCTCTATTTACATATTCTTGCGGAGTTGCCACACCATCCATTAGCGAGTAATGTGTGTGGACATGAAGCCCAACGTAATTCATTGATTACCAGTCAACGTTTGTTGAGGTAACAGATGGGGTATCAAATCCAAAGTAAAATGCTTCTTGCTCTGGATATGGTACTTCACGAACAACCTTTTCAAGATTAAAGGGTTCAATATTTTCCCATGCAAATGGCTCAGCATCTGGTGCCGATGGAATCAAAGTATAGTTTGTCTCTGTTCCTTGACCATTTCTCTTTAGCTTCCACTGAACATTAGAAACGCTACCAGTCTCAAGTGCGTATTCACGAATTGTGTTAAATGCCGATTGCTTGCTGATACCCTGAGACCAGACAGCCACATAAGGGTCTTCTAGACCATCGTCAACAAGAACATTGGTATAGAAGCGAAGACGGGCTCTCCAGCCACTCTTAGGCTCTTTACGGGCCATCTCACAGCCAAAGCAACGACCCTCTGACTCTTGAGTACAAGCAGCCTTGCGCTTATAATCCTTTGGATTAGTGTGTTCTGAAACCACAACTGCCAAACCACGATCTTCATTGAAATGTGCAGAATCAGAATCTAGCTCATTAACAAATCTAATTTTTGCAGATTGACCATCTGCCAACTTAACCCAGCGAACCTTAAGTCCAGTGCCTTCGGACTTAGGCTTATCTACTAATGCATTGATATTTTTTAGTCCTTTTACGATTGCCATTTTTGTTTTTTCTCCTTGTGTTTTTTCTATTGTAGCATAGCGATAATTGAATTGTCAAACCTATACTCTAGTTTTCTAATTGATTCATCATCCATGTCACCAATATCTTTATATTTTTTATCTATATTTATTATTGTTATTTGAGATCCCAGTCTTTCAACAAGTTTCTCTGACATTGTTTTTCCTGCATCGTCGTTATCTGCAATCAAGACTACGTTATTAAAGTATTTCTTTAATAGCTCAGTCTGTGATACAGAAACATTAGCTCCAAGCGTTGCTACCGCTGGAAATCCTACTTGATCTAATCTAATTGCATCAAAAGAAGACTCTACTAAGTATACTACCTCTGAGTTTTTTATTCTGTGTAAATTAAATAAAACTTTACTCTTTGGAAGCCCTGGAGTATTTTTAAACTCTTTACCCTCTACTGTTCTTGCAACAAAACCAATACACATTCCATCTGGAGAGTGTACTGGAATTACTACAGAGTCTTGCTTTTCTGAATAACCAAGGCTGAACCTACTGACCGATTCTTTTGTTATTTGTCTTCCTTCAAAATATCTCATAGCTCGTGGCGACTCAAGAGCTTGTAAATTTAATCTTTTGATAAGCAGTTCATCAAACTGAACAAAATCTGGCTTTGAATAAAGAGCTTTGTTAATTGTAAGTGTAATGTCAGATTCTTTTTCTTTACTCTTTATGTATCTTAAAGCCTCAAAGTATGTTCTACCGCTAACCTGCATTACCGTCTCTAATAGATCTGCAGTTTTTTGACATGAAAAACAAAATAGCATTCCATTATGTTTATTAATTTCAGCTGCAGCAGTTCTAGAGTTGTTATGAAATGGACAAAAAACTATATACTCTAAACCAACCTCTGACTCAATATCAACGCCAATACCATTAAGTACTCGTTTTACTTGCTCTTCTGTATATATGTCTTTGTTTGTTTTCATATTAATTGTATGGTCCTAATAAGCTATATCCTATAGTATATCGTAATCCAGAAGATATTGCAAGTACTCCGTGCATAGCATTCATCTTATAATATGCCATGTCTCCAGCCTTTGGCTTGTAGTTGTATGAGCTTTCTGGAAAAGTTAATTCACCACCATCATAATCATCGTTAATATATAGTTGTGCAATAAAGCTATCAAATCTATCGTCAGTAATATCTTGGTGGGCATTCATTGGTTTATCTGGAAACAGTTTTGATGCAGTTATAGTATCCCTTAGTGGTTCCATTCTTTTCATGTTGTTTGTTTGCATGAAATGAATTAAAGAGTCATTGAGTATGTTATAAAACATAGCACGTAGCTCTATTGCGGAATAGCTATCATTTTTATTATATATTGCTGGAAGCTCCATTGTTTGATGTGGACGACGAGCAACATCTTCAAATGGATATGAGTCTAAGCTAACCTTTTCAAGAAGATCTATCCAATAATGTGTATCTATATTATTAGAGTATACCGTAACAATACCGTTGTTAATTCTTGGATTAGCATTCATTTTATTTTTCTTCAAAGTCCTTGTATTTATAATATCCTCTATCAAAATCTACCTGAACTAAGAAGTCTCCCATAAAACCATTTCTATTTTTTCTAAATACACATTCAATAATATCACTATTTGTTGCACGACCAAGTGCCATAACCCAGTCTGCATCGTAAGCAATCTGTCGTGACCAAGCTGTTTGACCAAGCGTTGGAGCACTGCTGAGATCTTTTACGTCGTCTGGGGTAGCAGATGAAATTGCAATAATGGGAACCTCTTCACTAATAGCCATTAGTTTAAGTTCACGAGACAAGTTCTTCATTCGTACCGTCTCATTATCAGACTTTTGATTAGGAGACATAAGCTGAAGATAATCAACAACAACAAAGTCTGGTTTATATTGATCTATTTTTCCACGAATAACGGATGGAGTTACTTCACCACCAGAGTCGTTAGAGATAATATGGAATGCTGGTTTACTATCAAGCTTACTAGCATGCCATTTCTTAAGCATATCAATCTCTACTTCTCCGTTGCTAAGTTTACGATGTGACCACAAGCCCTCACCCATAATTGCAAATACACGATTACGAACTTCAGTTTCTGACATTTCAAGAGAAATAATAAGAGGAGATCTGCCCTGCTTCCAAGCTTGCACTGCAAAGTAAAGAGCAAGCCAGGACTTTCCAATACCTGGATATGCTAGGAAAACACCAAGCTGTCCTGGCATAATCCCAGATGGGAGATAATTGTCAAATCCTGGCAGCCCAGTTTTGATTCCAACTTGCCCAGACTCTTTCATCTTTTGGACGTTTTCGTAATAGGCAACGGCAGAATCAAGATCAGTAACATCAACATCTCTAATAGCAGATGTGTTTTTCTTTAGCTCAGAAGTCTTTGTAATTAATTGCTCTAGGGCTTGGCCTCCATTACCACCTTGAACATCTGTAGCTGCAGTTCTTAGTATATCTTTTAGGCTATCATTAAGGTATTCTGTTTGAAGTTCATCAAGATGATGTTTGGTAGCCCCAATATCTGGTATGACTTGAAAATCTCTAAACTTTTCAACTACAAGTGATGTCGGTGGCACACTACCATTAATATCAAAATAGTGTCTAATAAAATTCCATACATCATTATGTGTACGTAAAATATTATCTAGATTAGCCTGTAGTAATACATGTATTTGCTTATCATTAAGTACAGCAGATATTACCTTTGCTTCTGAATTATTCACTTAACCACTTCCTAGCTAATCTTCTACGCTCTTCACGTTCTTTAATATCTGATTGAACTTCAAGTTTACCGTTTAATATTTTTTCAGCATTATATGCAAAATAATTCCAGCTAGGATCTTGTGCAATCTTAAAATAATAATCCAAAAGATCATAACAATCTTTAAGACCATACGACTCTACAAGGGCATCTGCAGCCCATTGTTCAACATTGAGATTGATATTAGACTTTTGCTCGTATCTCTGCAAATAAAGTTTGTTGTAGCGACTGAGCAAAGCCATTCGGTCTTTGCGGTCTGCCATTATGACTCTAGCTCAACCTTGGCTTCATTAATTTTTGATGTTAGCTTATCTTCTACAAACTTATAAACTCTCTCAAATGCCTGATCTATATTCTCTCCATCACGCTTAGAATCAATAATTCCAAGATCTAGCCTAAGTGATTGAAAGTTACCCAAGTTTAAGGTATATCCCAAAGTTACATTAATTTTTGTTTCATCGTTTTGCATGTGCCCTCCCATGGCCTATATGCTCTCTGTCCAAACTGGAACAAATCTTCCGTCTGGAGTTTTTGTATATGTAAGTATACCATCGCCCATTCTACGTGTCAACTCCTGCGATGTAGGAGTTTGATTATTTGTTATTAAATTATCTTTTCTTGGTCTTCCAATATGTCTAGATGCCAGTATATCACGAATCTCTTTTACTTGTGACTCAGAATAGTATGATCTAATTTGCCAACCCCGCTCACCATTTATTTTTGAGCCAGTTGGAGGTGGTATTACTCCCCATTTAATTAATCGTGGAAAGTATTTACGATGCCTATTGACAAGTACTGCAGTTTCTGCTACTGTATATGCTTTTTGTCTATTTTTTCTAAAGTCAGACCTAAAACAACTTTCTAGTCTATCTTTTGTTATATTATAAACAGTTACCATACCAGTAGATCTGGAGCTATGATGAAGTCTAACAAGATCTCCATTTAAAAACCAAACCTTTTTATTACCAGCTATTACAGGGTCGTTATTGTACTCTTGGCTAACAATCTTTCTTTTTCCAGTAGCCATAGGCCCTCCACACTTTGCTCTGGTGGGTGATAAAATTTTCTATAACCACACATAATACAAAAAGTTTCTAGGTGTATTGAACTGCTATACTGGCGATCTACAAAAACTCTGCCTTTACATTTTACACATGACATAATTTATTTTATATCCGCAATCTTTGAATTTAGCTCATCTGAGTATTCTTGAATAGCTTGTTCTTTTTGATTTTTTTCATTAACTAGCTGTGTAATTTCTGCACGTAAAATAGCTATTTGTGTTTCATAGTTTGTTACCATTTCACCTATACGTTGCTGTAATGCAGTAACTATTAAATCAAGTTTTTCCATTTTACACCCCGTCTTGTAATAAAGACTGTCTTTCATCTTGTAATATTTTTATTTTTGCTTCAACTTCAACTTTTCTATTTTCTATTTGTGTAATTAATTCTTCTGAAGATGACACGGCGCTTGCTTCAAGTGAATCAAGATATGTGTTATATTTTAAAAATTCTAAATTTCTAAGGTGTTGATTAACTATGTTAATTTTTTCCTCATTTGTAAGAATTAATGACATTTTTCCTCCTTATACATTATATCAGGTCTTTGCCTATATTTTTAACTAAAATGGACATGTTGGATAACCAGATGTTGAACATCTAGTTTGAATTGCTCCACCAGCATCATCTCCAGTTGCATCAAAGCTAGATGTAAAGGTACTACATGAACCATTACTATAAGTACTACAATACCATGTAGCCCCAAAGGTCGGTGGGAAGAACGGGAAGCTAGGTGGGAAGAACGGGAAGCTAGGTGGGAAGAATGGGAAGCTAGGCGGGAAAAACGGGAAGCTAGGCGGGAAGAACGGAGACGGTGCTGCAGTTACTTGAGCAATATTTGATTCTTGTGATGCACTTCCCTGACTATTTGTTGCAGTAACAATACATTTTATATTTGTTCCAGCATATCCAGCGCCTGGTGTAAATGTATTTGATGTAGCACCAGAAATATTAAACCATCCAAAACCAGATTCAAAACTTTGCCATTGATACGAATATGTCGGAGTTGGGTATCCAGTCCATGTACCCTGTGAGCATGAGAATTGAGTCCCTGGAGCACCGCTAGATGGTGTAACTGAAGGAGCAACCGTATTAACTGGAGCAGCAAGCAATGAGGTCCATGATGCTGTTAATACAAGATTTCCTTCACACAAAATTGTTTGTCCAGCTGTATAGGTTCCTATGTTTGATCCAGAACAAGTAACTCCATATCCATTAAATGAATGATCTGTTCTTGTTGGATCTGTAGATGGTATAGTATATGATCCAGTATGAGTTCCAGAAGCTGGACATCCAGTTCCACCATTACAATTAACCGTAAGAGTATATGTTGGTACGAATGTTGGTGGAAAAAATGGAAAGCTTGGTGGGAAAAATGGAGATGGAGCAGAAAGAATGGCTTCATTGCTAAATGCAGGAGTACTACCCATAAGGTTAGTTGCAACTATAGAGCACCTTAATTTTGTTCCAGGAAAATTTGTTTGTGGTGTATATGTAGAAAGATTTGATGCTGGGCTAGTTCCCAAATTTTGCCAAGATTGTGTAATTTCAGAATCATAAAACTGCCATTGATAAGCAATGTCTGGAGTTGGGGTTCCTTCTGCATTAGCTGTTGCAGTAAATGTTTGTTGTCCAAGAACACCACTTGTTGGAGAAATTGATACAGAAACATTATATGGAATTCTTGGAGTATATGATACTGATGCAGCAGACCAAGCGCTTATATTACTTGAATCACTTGAATCTAAAGCATTAGATGATCTAACAAACCAATAATATGTTGTATTATCAGTAGGGTTAGCTAATCCAGTATAAAGTATTGGGCTAGAAGAACCACTTGCTTCAAATCCAGTTGTAGTTTGCTCAATAGGACTAAGTGCATAAGTAGCTTGATAATAAGGACCACTTCCACCGCTAAAGAATATGCTCCAAGTTTTAGTACCGCCTATTAATGTCCATGTAACATCTGTAGGTGTTGGTGCAGTTAAAGCATTTGTTGTAAAAGCATCACTTAGTTCTGATGTAACTGTAGTTTGAGCAGAATCTTTTGCAACAACTATTACTTTAGCTTTATAAGATATTGGCGCTGTAATATTTGTACCAGATAATGATATATTTACATTAGTTTGAGTTCCAGGGGAAATAGACGATGAATATACGGTATCGCCGATGTTATATGTATTTCCATTAAATGTATATTGTTGATTTGCAATAATTTGCAATGTCTGTGATTCTATATTTAAAGAACTATTTGTTGGTATAGTTATCCATGATACCGTTATAACATTTGGAGAAGTGCTAACAACTGGTTTTGTAACAGAAAGATTTATTCTAGAACGAACTGGGGTAGTATTATATTCAGCAGTTCCAGATGAGTTGGTAACTTCTACACGACCTCTAAAATATTTACTCGGAGATCTAGTTTGATCAATAGGTATTTCATAAGATATACTAGTACCAGTCCCTGTTGATGCATTTGTCCAAGGTCCAGAGGCTGAGTCACTATATTGAATTTTTAAAGAATATGATACTGGATCATATAACGATCCAGTATTTTCCCATGTTCCTCTTGTTAATGTTAACGTATCTTCATTTTTAAAATCAGTAGAGCTTGCTATTTGATTTGTTAGTGTTGGAGCTATAGATAATACTGGAACGTTTGATGCAACAGAGTAAACTAAATTCCAGGTTCCGTTTGATTTAAGTCTATAGACTGACTGTAACCTTTTCCAAGTTCCATTATTTTTTAATCTATAAACAAAACCGATGTTTCCCCATGAACCGTTAGATTTAAATCTATTAATTGGCATAATTATTTTTCTTTTTTTTATTCGTCAATAAAAAGAAGATCTCCAATTTTAACAGTTCTATTCGTCCCATTTATACTTATTGTTCCCTCTTTGGTTACTGGATCTATTGTTGTTGTTCTAGCTGCATCTGCAATTAATGTGCTATAGATAAGTCTTCTACCTTTTACAATTTTTCCATCAGACTTAATTGTTATTGTTGGATCTCCAGCATATCCATCGTCATCAGAAGACGGCATTTGTACCATATAAAAATTAGCATTACCTTCATAAAGATCTATAGTTACTGTTTCATGATCACCTCTTAATATTCCACCACCTAGGCTAAACTCAGCTGTAGAATACCAGTAGTTTGCAGAGTTAATATGTATTCCATCTTCTCCAGAGTCTCCAGCACCGACACCAAACTTCATAACATTGCCAGTATCTCCAGTTCTTATTTGTCCAAGCAGATCGGCATCAACTGCATGTAGTACACCAGTTTGTGTTATATAAAACTTTGGAACCTGACTAGTTGTACCTGCTTCAAATATATTTGTTGTATTAGTTCCAGATCCTGAAAGAGCTGTTCCAAATTTAACTGTAAAGTTAGTATTGCCTTCTCCAACTGGTGTTGTTCCAGTTATTGATATTCTTTTATTTGTTGAGTCAAGTTGAAACTGATTAGACCTATCTTTAATAAGAGTATCAGTAACAAGCCATCCACCAATCATCGCTGACTTTGTAAAAAAGTTAATCAGTTCGCCAGTTGTCCATGATCCCAATGAGTTTGATCCTGGAGTAGTTGTTCCTGTTCCAATGGGAGTTGTTAAAATTTCTGTTAATGCTGCACCAGCTGTATTATTTGCTGAAAGTCCATTTGAGTTCACAATAACAGATTGTGCTCCAGATGTTCCTGCAATAAGTGAGCCACCTGTGATAATGCTAACATTTCCAGCAAATGTTCCTTGACGTGCAGTAAGATTGCCATCTACAGCAAATGTTGCTCCATTCCACTCTAAATAGTTACTTGTGGATCCACCAACCTTTAATCTTGCACTATTGGTAGCATTTACATACCAATAATTACTGGGATCAAAATATAATCCTTTGTTTGTTGATACACCACCAACTCCAACACCAAATTCAAATGGTCCGCCAGTTATATAGTTTGAAACAGAAGGTGTTCCAGTAACAGTAACATCTGGTCCTGCAACAAAGCTAGAGGAAAGATTATTATATTCATCATATGTGGCAACAGCAATTTTATATGTAGATCCGATTGCTAAGCCACCCAGCCTATATGTTGTTCCAGTTCCTGGAGAGTCTACATATGAATATGTTGTTCCATTGTCATTACTAAATCTAATTCTATATCCACGAATACCGCCTCCAGTTACTGCTGGCCAAGAAATATCTGCATATGCATTGAAACCAAGGTATCCGCTAGTATCAATTCCGCTAGATGCAGTAACAGATGAAACATTATCTGGTCCTGTAGTATCAGCTGCTACTATACTTTCAGGAGTTACTTGAACTATATTTGAGTATGACCCATATGATCCAGTTCCATCTGTATACCGTGCTTTTACCCATCTTGACTCAGTAGTGGGTGTAATAATAGTTGCTGGACGAATTTCACTTAAATATACCTGCTGATACCCTGAAGATGGTGCAGTATTTGCACTTGAGACAACTTCTTCTATTGATACAAAATCATACTCTTTTTCACATGTTTCTAAAAAGTTTACTGTATATCCTCTTGCAATGCTATTAGCAGAAATTTCTGGTGTACATAAATCTGGCGTATAAGATGGTATAACAGACAATGTTGCGTACTCTCCAACATTGCCAAAGCTATCTTTTGCTCTAATTTTTAATAAAGAAAAAGATGATTTGAATATGTTAAATGCATTTATATTATTTGTATATGTAAAATTAATTGTTTGGGTAGTTCCAGCTTTATTTAATACTAAAGAAGATATAATTGTTGACTCAGATCCATCAGATGTTAAGGTATACTCAAATCCTGTTACATATTTGTTTTTATTATCACTAAAATCAAAATCAAATGTTATAACAAGTGTTGAGCCAAACCATGCTACAGCGATATTAGAAATATCAGATGGTTTGATAAAGTTTGTACTTGTTGGAGAAAAAGGATCTGGAGTTGTTGAATATGTTGGACCTCCAGAGTTTTGTATTGATGATAATTTTCCTATTGGTGTAGTTGCTCCACCGTCAGTAACAATAACAAAATCAGATCCTAGACGAGCTGTTGTAATTCCATATTTTATTGGATTGCGTACTCTAGGATCATTGGCATCAATATATACAGTCTGCCGCTTTCCAACAGTATACGGAGATGTATATTTTGCCTTCATTTTTTTACTATCTTGGACCAATAGCAATAAAGTTTACAATTATTGGCGCATTCGCTGCTGAACCATCTGGCTTATATGCTCTAACAGTAAATGCAGTTGTTGTAACATTATGAGTTGATACAACAATATCAAGCTGTCCACCAATAGTTCCATCTGTATTGTCATGAGAAACTATTACTCGTGGAGCCTTTGAAAAGATTACACCAGTTTCAAAATTATACGTGCGACGATAGTATGGATCTCCATTACTATCACCAACATGATCTTCATTATCTGGATTTAATTTTATTTTTCCAAACACAATATTACTTGTTGCTAAATCAAAATCGGACTGAACATCGTCTGCAAGCCAGTCTGGTATATAATCAGCACCAAACCTATTAACTAAAACATTTAAATAATCACTATGGTCATTTATAACATCAATTATTTTTTGGATGCTTGCCATATCAATTATCTCTGGATTGTCTATTTTTACATAAGCCATTATCTTCTCCTATTTATATTATTATACCATTTTGACTAGTAGGATACCCCTGAACCTATCATGGTCATACCAAGCCTTGTTGATAAGCCATCGCTAAAATCAGTAGATACTGAAGTTACTATATATTTTTGTTGATTAATTCCAGCAAGTGGATAGGTGAACTCTACCCTATCTCCAATTTGAATCAATGGATTGCCAAAAATATCTAAGGTAATATCTTTAGAAAAATAGTCTATGCCATTTGTTATTACTGAAATTAAGCTAGTTGCTGCTTCTTTTGATTGAACCCAGTTTGAGTCAATTTGTACTGTTTCGGTTATATTTCCTGGATCTATTATTTTTTCAATAATTTCTGGATCTGAATTAGCAATAATTTCATGAGTCCAAAGGTTGAGTCTAACTGTAGTTTGTTTTGATTCATCAGAATCTTTCATTAAATAAACCATGTGTGATGAGTTATTAGCAATTGCAAACTTTGCTCTAAAACCAGTATTAATAACACTAGAATAAGCTAGTGAATGTTCCTCTACTGTTTTTGTTTGCATAAATTTTTTCTCTACTGGACCGTTGCCTGGATAATAATTTAATAAATATTCTACGGGCCAAACAGAAACTAATACTGCTGCTGGAGTTGTATATTGAACATCATATGTATTTATTCCAATTACTTCTGGTTTTGTTTGCATCATATAAGATTTTGATGAGGAAAAAAGATTTTGCCCTTGTACCATTCCATTTAAAAACTCTCTATCTTGAAAATAGTAATTAACACTTCTTTCTTTTAATGGTTTATGTGTAGCATAAATCTCTCTTACTGATCCAGGGTCTGTAGCAACAAAACCTGTTATATATGGTATACCTGGAATTCCTATTGGATCATTAGAAATAAAAGCACCAAATATTGCACCAGTACTAAATTCATCATCATATTGAAGTTTTTTAGGCAGTCCAGTATTTGTATTTGGATAGAACGGTATCCATCCGTCTTCAGTATATTGCTGCCATCCTTTTATTTCATAGTTATTTAAAAATACAGAAAATAAATTAGTTATAGATGCGGATTCTCCATCTTCTCCAGTAGATTTATAAATACTAGTTCTTAAATTAAAGTATTCATACCTTGGGTCACTCTTTACGGTATACACAACTTTTCCATCAACAACATCGTCTTCTAATACCTTTTCTGTATTATTTATAATATTCTTTACTACTCCAGTTACATTAGAATAACCAATAATTTCTGGATCGTATGTTGTGATTGGACCATCATTTCCTATAGTAGTATTTACTGCAATACGATATAATACTAAAGCATAATTAAATACTGGTGGATAGTTTACTGTTGTACCATCAAGCTTATATGTATTATACTTGACTAACTCTAAGAAAAAAGTGTTAGGGGTTACGTTTGGTGATACCGCAAAATTAAAAAATACTCCGCCAGAACTGACATCTGATGTTTCATGTAGTCTTATTTTTGCAGAATAAGTATGATAATAGTCTGTTCCAGAATCTGTTACTACGGTGCTTCTTTCTGTTGTAGGATAAAAAATAACCTTTGATAATGATGGAACTTCTGGAACAAATTCATTATTGTATGCTGTTGTGTATGTAGCGTCTTCAACTGCTGTTTCATAATCATTGTATAAAATTTTAGCTGTAATATTTTTTGATGCAGCATTTCCAGAATCTAGAACTGTATGTGCTGATGGTTTGCTACCAAATAGTCCACGCTGAACTTTTGTAATTTTACCAGTTGGTTCAACAAGTGTAGATGAGTCTGGCCTTGTTTGTCCATCGGAGGTTCTAAGTCCTACCTGATACTGTTTATTAAATTTATTTATTTCAGATTCAAGCTCTACCGTGCTTTTTATGGAAACTTTTACTGGCTCTGCTGGCTCTAAATCTTCTCTAATTAAATCACTAGATAGTTCGTACTCTTTATATACAAATGAAACAATTTCATTTTCAATTGCAGCATATCCTTGAAAGTCTCTATTGTATGTATGAAATATATCAAGCAAATCATTTTGATCTGTTATAAAATAATTTTGTGATTCATTCATTGAATTAGCAAGATAGTTCATTCCTACAGAGTCTGCATTTTGCTGAGACCACACTATTTCATTTGATGTTGTATAAATAAATGATGGTGAATCTTCATCAAGTTTAAGGTTTTGCAAAGCAGGGGATTGTTTAATTTTAGGAGTTTGATATCTTAAAGATATTTTTCCTGGCTTTGCCTTATTAGTAATTGCATATCCATTTTCAATAACATCAGAACTATCAATAACAATATCAGATGAACCAGAATCTAACATTTGAGATAAACTAGAAAATCTCATAACATTATATTCATCTATGTATGCAACTATTTGATATGGCAAAAATATTTGATTTAATGCATCAATAACTGTTGTATCTTTTGAGTTAACATAAAAATATGCTAAGTCCATTGGTGCGTTTGTGTTTAAACAGGCAAGCGTTAATTCATGACTATCATAGTCGGTAAACCCAGAAAGGTCAAGCATGTTAGTTATTAATGTAAATACTGATTCTTTATTTGATACATAGTCTGCTACCTGCGTTGATTGTAAATATCTTGTTATATCAAAGCATTGAACAGCTACCTGACTAGCATCACTTTCTGACCAGGTATCTGCATAAAAAACACCAGCTGGAATTAATGTGTTTGACTCTACAATAGAGTTATTGCTTGAATTATGATAGTCTTCTAAATAATAATTTAAATAAAACTTAACATTTTTACCAAGTAGATTTTTTAAAGCTGTTCCAGAATAATTACTTTGATTAGAAAATATTGGAATTGGCTGTGAAGAGCTTCCAAGTGGTATAGAAGAAAAATTTATTGTGGCATCATTAGAATTTATTGATGATATAGGCAATGGCGTTGATTTATTATCCATTGATTTGTTTACACTTAAATCAAGAACATAGTCTGACAAATTAATTTCTATTCTTGGTGAAATCTCTATAACCTGCATTCTTGATGAGTCAGAATCAAAATATGTTGAGTCTGTCAACCTATCCTTAAAATCAGAAAATGCATCACGTAGTGTTGATGATGTTTGTGTTACGGTTATTTTATTAATTGTTGTTGACGTAGAAATTGATCCATTTTGACCAATTGATGGCATTGTTGACCACCTAGATCTAGTCCACGCAGATCCGTTCCAATATAAAACTAAAACTCCAGCATCTTCTCTTATTCCACCAGATTCTTTTGCTATATTGGCTGCAAGACTAATAGAGCTTGAACCATCAACAGTAATCAATGATCCATTTATATAAATATTTATTGTAGGAATTGAAACTAGTGTATTAAATTTTAGCACAAGCTTATTCGCTGTTATACCAGTTGATTCATATACTGCGGTTATAGATTTATTTGATGTATCGGAAACAAAATATTTATATGGTGACATATCATTTACTAGAGCATGCTTATAGAATCCAGTTGGATCATATGATGGCATAAAGCTTGGAAGCCTTGATATTGAGGTTACTGGTGGAATATCGTGTGCTACTGAAACAACCTCTCTAAAGTTTGATGGAAAAGAAAAAAGAGAGCTGCCAGTATTTACATAAGATTCCCCTGGCCTAAAATTTGTAAATACCGATCCTGATGGATATATAGAATTAAACTTATAATCAAAAAAACTAACAGGGTAAACTTCTGGTACAGTAAATAAAATGTCTATTGGTAAATCATCTTCTGTGGCAAACCTATTTAATGCAACTTTATATGTAATGCTTGTTATATTATCTGCCGAAGATGCACCGCCAATATAAGTCTCTACCTTTTGCCAAGAATAAGAGTTAATTTCTGCATTAGATGAGCCATACTGACTAAACGATCCTGAAGCAGAAAAATTTGCCATAATGGGGTATGACTTATTTGTTTTTATAAAAGTAACTATCTTATATGCTGGACTAGTTGCGGTAGGTGTAATTGTATAAGTAATAGTTTGATCATCATCTGTCATTTCAAACTTTTTAGTTGTAAAGTTTGGTTTTACATCTGAACCAGTAGCATCGCTAAGTGTTGTTGATGTTGTAACGTTTGTTTGTTTTGTTCCAGTACCAGCTAAAACTGTATATGGTGGATTATAAATATTTTGATTCCACTCCGCAAATACCATCGGTTTAAGAAAAATAGAGTTGGAGTTTGAAAAAATACTTGAGCTAACATTTGTTAACATTAAATCTCCGTAAACTCTATACTCATATTAACATAGTCAGTTGTTCTTGTTCTTTTTGAAATAGTTTTATTAAAATTACTCATAAAAACATTATATGTTTTTGATGTATTTTTAGCAGAAAGAAAAGTTGAATCTGTGGGAACTACTCCAGCAGCTGGATCAGTCATTTTTGATTCAGTTACTTTTAAAAATATTGGAACTCCAGCATTTGCATTATAAAATGAAGTTAGCCATGCTGCGCCCTTATTGCCGTCAACCGTTGTTATTGATGGAAGTATTTCTACAACAGATGATGCTGGTGCTGTAAATGTTATTGTTCCAGAAATCTGTGTTTTAGCTACTGGAGAAAAAGTAATTGTTGTTCCGTTTATTGCTGTAACTTGTGTCCCTGTATCAAATCCAGTTCCAGTAATTGATTGTGAAACCTGAATGCCTGCATTTGGTGTAGAAATAACAAATGTATTAGATCCAGCAGCTCCTCCAGATGCGTATGTTGCTGTAGTAGTAGTATTTGGTGTTGTAGTTCCATCAGCAGCACCTTTGGAATTAGAAACCATAAAGCTATTAGTAATTCCACTACTAACAGATGCTGTAATATTAAGTTTATCATTATTAAAACCAGAAATTGCTACGACTGAACCAGTCAAGAAATTATGATTGACTGATGTAACATAAACTATATTATTTCCAGATACCACGGCACTTGTTATTGAAAATGGTGTAGCCTGTACACTTGAACTTGGAACGTTATCCCAAGATGCTGATATTGTATCTTTTTTGCTAACAACAAATTTTCTCATTGTGCCATTAGCCATTCTATTTTCTTTTTGAATTAGAGTTGTATTAATATCAATTGGTTGACGGTTATGATCTGTTAAGCTATACCAAGTTGTTCCATCTAGTGATACAGCCAAACCAGCGTTTAATAAATATGCCATTATATCATCACCCTATTGCTTTTGTTATTCTTGTTTGCCAAGATATTTAATTTTACCATAACCTGGTCTACGATTTCTTTTGAATTACCGCCAGTAATATTGAATGTTGGGCTAATAGTAAGATTAGATGTTGGATAATTTTTGTTTTCTTCTTTGGTCAAGACACGCTCTCCCTGATGAAGAATTGCTGCCATATCATGTGGGACATTTTTGATACCAGTTTCAAACTTTGGAAGAGACTTCATCATACTTGAGCTAATATATCCACCATCAGCAAAACCCTTTCCAACAGGCGACTCCATTAACTTAAGTCCAAATCCTTTATTACCAACAAGCCAATTTGTCATGCTGAGGCCAGGATTATTTCCTATATACCCTTTCTTTAATAAATATTGAACTAAAGGATCATCCACTGATGTTGCATCACTTAGCCTTCTTCCTCCAAGTCCTGCATTTCTGAGCTCTACTTCCATGGCATCAAATTGTTTTTTGTTTATATATCCCTTAGAGCGTAACACTTTAAGTTTCGCAATAGGACTCATATTCATTTTATATAAATAGTCACCATGGTGTCTAAATAATTGACGTGCTGCTAATTCGCTTTCTGCAAAATATGTTCCAGGTCCGTATGCTCTGCCATATGTCATTGCAACTTGTTGTTGTGGTAATGCTCTTGTTATTGGATTTTGAGACCTATGAATCATTTGAGATGATTGAGAAAGAGCTTGGACTCCAGGTAGCTTAGTGAGAGACTTTAGGCCTTTCATAATTTTTAATGCTTTCCCTGGACCGTAGGTTAATAGAGCCGTTTTTCCAAATCCTTTTAACATATTTGCTGTATAGTTTAAAAGTCCACCAGATTTATTTATTGCATTATTAACAGCTTTAGCATCTGTTACTGATCCCCTGCCTTGATAGACTGGTCCGCCATCTTTCATACCATTTATTGCATTAAGAAATGGAACTCCAACCTTATTAACAGATTTTGCATTTACAACATATTCACCATTTGAAAGCATTGCTGGTATTGAATCAGATCTTGATGTTCCTGGACCAGATACTGAACCCCCAGAATTATAAGTTCTAACTCCATCTAACCAATCTTCATAAGTTATTGCATCATTTTTAACATTTTTTATTTCTATAGGAAGCCACTCTTTTGTTTTTGTATCAAAATATACGGTCCAAGCATGTCCATAATACTTTTTTGTTTTTTCATATGATGGCCACGGGTCAGTAAGGTGTCCTCTTATTGGTTTTGGTTTTGGAGTATCAGCTTGTGTATCTTTTCCAGTTACTGGAATAGAAGTACCTGATGTTCCTCCTGTTGCACCAGTAGTACCAGCTCCTCCTGAACTACCTACAGATCCACCTTTAGCAAACATGCCTGCATTAAGCTTTAACAATCTTCTTTCTTGTGTAGTTAAAACAGCTTTTTTGCCTTGATTTTCAAGCTGACTAATTCTATCTTCAATCTTATCAATCTGTTTTTGCAGTTCAATCTCTCTGGATTCACGATTAAATTCTGATTGTCGTATTAATTTTTGTTGAGAAAGAGCTGCTGCCTCAAGGTAATTTCCAGATATTTTAGCTTCTGTAATTTTTGTTTGAAGATCCATCTGATCTTGTATATATTGATTTTGTCTATCAATTTCATCATTAACATCTTGCAATGCTTTTTGTTTTTTCTCAAGGCCTCTTATTTGTTTTTGATAAATTTTTATTAGTTTTTCCTGTAGTGTTAATCCTTTGCTATCTATAGCATTACTATCATTCTTATTTGTATTTAACGCATCAATAAGTGGAGCTAATGTTTTAAAATATGTAGTCATTGAATCCTGAAGATTTTTTCTTGATCTAGCAACAACTTCTGGATCTGGACTTTTTAGACCTTTTATATCTTCTTCGTTACCAACACCAAGTGTTATAACTTGTGCCAACAATAATTTATCATTTAAATCTTTTACTCCTTTTGCTGCTTCTTGTGCTTCTGACCCCATTGCTTTAAATACTTGATTAACTAAGGCAAGTCTAGCTTGATTATCTGAAATACCTAATATTTCTGTATTAATACTTTTTACTTGAGTGGCATAATCTTGAGCTGATATTGTTCCATTTTCCAGCTGTAATTGTAATGAGCCAAAAGCACCAGCGATTGATCTTCCAGTAAGATTTAAGCTTTTTGCATAAGCCTCAGTAAAACCTATTTTAGCCTTTTTACTAAATCTTGACACTAAGGTTTTTATGTTTTTATCAATAGCTTCAAGGCTTCCCTCAGTGCCAATTTTTAAAGACTTAAAATCAATCTCTACATCTTTTTTACCAGAGGCTTTTTTGAGTGCATCAATAAAAATTCTTACCTGTTCTTCTGTTGCTCCAGAGGATTGAAGCTGTATTGCAAGTCCTTCCATTACAAGTTGTGCTTCTTTATTTGTTGCATTTTTTAATGCTTTAACATCTTTTGCAAAAGGTTTAAAATCTTCAGATGCTATAAGTCTTTCAACTTCCTGCCTTCTTTGTCCAGTCATCGCTGGTGCTGCAGTAGCTCCTTCAAATTTAAAGTTTTCAAAAGCTGGTGTTCTTAAATTAATTCCAAAAAAGTTAGATAGTCCTTTTAATTTTTCTCCAGTAAGCTGTGCTGCATTACCAAGGCCATCTACTCTTTCTTTTGCTGCTTGGTTAGATTTATATAAGGCGATAACAGCAGTTGTTACTATACCAAACCTAAATACAAGTTTGCCTATTGAAGTTCCTAATCCTAAAAGAGTTCTAGCAAAAACTCCAATTCTTCCAATAAGTCCAAGAATTCCGCCTCTTGATGCTAGGCCTGCCCCATATGTTGCCAATGAGGATGCTTGTTTTGCAGCTGCTAGTCTTGTTGCAGCTATTTCTAATAACTTGGCCTGTGTTAGTGTTTGCACAACACCCTGTAAAATAAACATGGCTGAAGAAACTTTAAACAATATATCTCCAGTTTTACCAAGATCTTTTCCAAACATTGATAGCCCACCAATAACAGAAGATAAACCAAAACTTCCTGCCATAAGTTTGTTATTCCATTTACCAATATTTTCTGATGATTTTTTTGTTATTTCTGCTGCTTGTATGGTGACGGTTTCAAAATTTCTTACAGCATCAATAGGCATTGATGGTCCTGGAGTAATTCCTCGCCCAACAAGACCTGGTATTGCTGGAGCCAATAGTGGGTTGACTGATGGCATTCCTAACTTTCTAGCAGCTTCATCTTTTACTGCAATAGCTGCAAGAGTTACATCATCCATTCCATCAAGAATGCCTTGACCAAATTGGTCTGTAAGAAATTCACCTTTTCTTCTTAGTTCATCCCTTATTAATGAAACATCGTCCATGCCCTCTAAAATACCCTGCTCAAAGCCATCTACAACGTTTTGTCCTTGTTGTTTTGCTTTAATAGATGGTGATGCAGAGCCAGTACCTTCTGCTAAACCATCTATTGCTTTTTGTCCAATTTTCTTTGTAGATTGCTTTACAACCTCACCAGTTTGCTCAATTTTTGCAGCTAATTCTGCCTCTGCTTTTTCAATAGTTTTTTCTAAATAATTTAATGTAGATATAGATGTTTCTGTATCTGCCTTTAAATCTTCTAGCGCAATCCTTGTTGGCAAACCCATTTTTTCTCTAGTTTTAATATCAAAAACATGTCCAACATCTAGATTTTCTGCTGGTGTGCCAGAAACCATTTCATAAGCAGATCTTGCAGCTTTTTTAAATTCTGGATCTGTAAATGAAGTTGGAGATACCCCAGCTGGATATCTTGGAGCCCTTCCTCTAAAGCCTCTTTTCAGACTAAATTCTCCTGCTATTGTTCCATAAGAATCTGGGTCAAGACCGAAAGCTTTTCTAATTAAATCTCTTTCTTGTGGACTTCCTATTTGAGTAAGTTCTGACTCAACAGATTGTCCAGCAACTCTCCACGCTTCTGCTAGTCTTTCACTGGTATCAGTTATAGTATCTGCATTTCTTTGAAATTCTGCTTCTACTTCAGACAAAAATTGTTGAACAATAGCTCTATATTCTTCTACAATAGATGGATAAGCAGATACTGCTTCACTGCCAAATCCAAGTCCACGACTTTCTCCTACCCTTGCTGTTAATGGCCCTAGAACTTCTGCAATAGATGGAACAGAAGCTCTTTGAGCTATATTTTCAGCTCTTGGTTGTAATCTAACTGCTATATCTCCATATACTGGAACCTGTCCAGCTCTTTCTGAAACCGATTTTATATTACTCTTTCTATACCCAGGTATATTATCAGAGACAATGCCCTGAATTAAACCAAAATATTTTTTAGATTGTTTTTTAGGAATAACTATTTCGCCAGGTGTAAGCATTGCTGGAACTGTATCTTGATTTCCAGATCCTGGAACTGCAAAAACCTCTCCTCCTTTTGCATAGCCTTTTGGCTTAAATCCTGGCACCATCATTGCTGGGAATCTTGTTGCTGCAGTATTTTGTGCAGCAATCATTCTTTGATATTCTGCAACTAATGCTCTTACTGCTGCAGCCTCTCCAGTAAATACCTGTTGTAGTTTTGAATGAGACTGTTCCATAGATGCTGCAGCTGCAACTGCTTGCTGTTGTTCTACAGTCAAATAATTTGTTTGCTCACTTAATACTTGAGACTGACCAGTTAATCTTAAATAACCATTTCTTAATAATGCTATTCCCTTGATACCGTTAGCTACAAAGTTAGCAAGCAAACCCGCTGTCATCAAAACAATAGGTGCAACAGCGCCTAAGCCAATAACTACACTGGCAATTATTTTTTTAGTTCCAGAAGAAAGGTTATTAAATTTTTCTAAAACATCTCCAATTTTTTCTAAGAACGGAGTAAGTATTTCTAAGAATAGTTTTCCTATTGGGGCAAGTGCAAGCTTAAGATCTTCTACAGATTTTCTAAATTTATTCATTGCAGAATTTGCTGTAATACCTAATTCTTGTTCTGCTAATGATGCAAGTTCTTCTGTTGATGTACCTGCCAAATCAAGAACCCTTGATGCCTGATTTCCATCACGAATAACGTTTGTAAAAAGAGCAGAAAGACGTGCTTGCTGGAATTTACCAAATAGCTGCTCAATTGCTCTTTGTCTACTTAGGCTGCTTAATCCATCAAGTGCAATAGCAAAATCTATAACAGTTTGTTTTACATTGCCAACATTTTTTTCAACTATTGCATCAATATTAATTCCAAAATCAGCAAGCATTCCCTTAGCTTTATCTGTAGGATTAATAAGAGAAGCGAGACCAGATTTTAATGCGTTAGCACCTTCAGATGCATTTATACCGCCTTCTTTCATGGCTGCCATAAAGAATGCTAAATCTTTTACATCTCCACCGAGTTCTTGAATAATTGGAGCTGCTTTTGGAATAGCAGTTGTAATATCATCAAGAGAAACAACAGTTTGGTTTTCTACTACGTTAAGAAAGTTAATTGCTTCTGCAAGATCGGCAGATGAAAGCCTAAATGCATTTTGTAATG